GCTAGATGCGGCGACAGACCCATTACCTGTAACGGCAAAGAAAATACCACCACCGTAGACTATATCCATCCAATAAGAAGCTGTCGGTAGGGTACGTGCCGTCCATGTTATGCCGTCAGTGCTTGTGGCGGCGACGGTGGAGGTCTGAGACAAGGCCACAAATACACCAGCACCAAACGCAAGCTCTCTCCAACTAGCAGACGAAGACATCGTCCCGGCTACAGCCGTCCCCAGCCCCCCAGGCGGCAAACTCGGCACCGTCGTCCCCGCCTCATTAAACGCCATGATGATCGCCAGGTCACCCGCTTCCACCCACGAGTCCAGGGTGATGGTGTCCACCCCTGTTTTGGAACTGACCAGCTCGGCCCCGACGGGCACAGTGGTGAGGGCTGCCAGGGCGGTGGAGACTGATGTCCCGCTTGTTTCAAGAAGCACCTTCCCCCGCAGCGCAATCGTCAAGAACGCCGCTGTGGTGCTGGTTGCTGCCGTTACCTCCGTGGTGCCCGTGGTGCCTGCTGTCGGGTAGTCAGCCGTGGCAATACCCAAGCCGCCGCCTGCGCCCGCGTTCACTGTGGTGTCGGACTGCTCGGTGATGGTGCCCAGGTTGGCGTTGGTCCAGCCGGATACGGTGGTGGTGGAACCCAGGTCACGGTCCAGGCCGATGGCCAGGACAACCAGGGTGTCGTTGATGGTCGTGGTAACCGACGGTAGCGTCCAGGCGGTGGCTGCCGAGGCTTGCACCGACCCCGCCGTGATATGGATCGGGTTGGTGGTGTCGCAGCCTTTGAACAGGTGAATCTGGGCCGTGGTGTAGCTGCCGGTGTCGGCCACCGAGACGCTGGACTCACTGGCTCCGCAGATTTTCCAGAACGCGGCAATCAGCACGCCACCCGCAGCCGCAGCTGTGCCGGTGGACTGGGGGGAATTGGCGACCTCGGTCCAGCCGCCTGCCGGTGTCGCCACAGCCTGGTTGGCCGAGTTGACAAACAACAGGAAAACGTCGCCCGCCGCATAGCCTGCGGCCACCGGCACTGTGAGTGCGCCAGTCCCGCTGGTGAACGCGCCTGAGCTGATCCAGTTGATTGCCATGTATTACGCCTTCAGAACCACCGCCGAACAACACCAGGCGTACTCGCCTTGGCACACCGCCCCAGCCGTCAGGCCAGGGTCATGAGGTCACGCTTTAGTTGTCCAATTGCAGAGAAAATGCGGCTGCAGCAAAGCTAGGTGCGGCGTCCCCGTTGTTGACGGTCTTACTAACTGTCAAGGCGCCCCAGAACAGCAGGTTGCCGCCGGAGGTTGCGTCATACACGCCGAAGTGGGACACCACACCCCAGTTCGCTGTGGGTGCAGGGAAGGTGATCGCTGCGTTGTTCGATGTGGTGCCGGAGCTGCCCGAAGACGCGGTAGTCGAAGCAGCGGCCTGGGTGCCGGCGTAGTTGACCAGCGAGCTGGCCACGGTCACGCGGGCATAGGAGCCACCGGTCACTTCCGTGCCGCCGCCGGTATCCGACGGGGCTGCGGTGAGCAGGCCGTAGTACAGGTTGGTCGGGCCGGTACCAGCAGCGGCGGAGGCGCCAGTGATACCGAGGGCTTGACCCCGGAACAGAAAGTCGATGAGTTTGTTTTCCAGGAAGTCGGACATTGCGGCCATGGTGGGCTCCTATTTAGCGGTTGAGGATCTTCAAAGTGACCGACCTGTCGTCCGTTCGCCCACCGGCTGTGACGATGCGACAAGTCAGGATTTCAGAGGTGTCGAGGACACCGCCCGAAACGAATGCCGTGGCGGTCGTGTCAGTGTTCGACTGCGACACCACGGTGAGAGCGGAGCTGACGACCCACGTCGCCGAGGCGATCGTGTCCAGCAGCGGTGTGAGGTAAGGACCCCAGTCGAACGTGTAGTCGAGCGTGGCGTTGGGGTCTTTTTTGAAGCTGGCCATCAGAGCCCTCCGTAGATGACTGCGCCGGCGACGTGTGAGGCCCGGCTTTGTTCGTTCTTGGCGGCGGCGCAGTAAGCCTTCCAGTCGCCGAGGAAGCGGTCGGAGGCGTCTTTGTCAAAGACCTCGCTGTCCTGCTTGCCGTAGGCCTTGTGCTTGACCCAGTACAGCAGCGGGAGCACGTGCTGGTCGTCGATCTCGAAGTCGTCGCCTGCTTCGACCTCTTCTGACAGACGGAACGTTCTAAGTTCGACCGTAGACGCCAAGTTCGGCTTGGGCAGGACACGGACGGTGTTCTTCTCCAGGCCGGTGATCAGGGCGCGCAGCGGGCCGAGCCGGCCGTCGAAGACCAGGCCCTGGGCGGCCATCTTCTCGACGGGGGTCATGGGGATCTCGCGGCCAGTGAATGAGTCGTTGGCGGTGCGGACCTTGAGGATGCGGGGGTCGAGCTTGTACCACTCGGTGCCGTCGGCCAGGACGCTGATCTTGAAGCTGCGGGCATCGGCGATGCCGTAGGTGTCACGGCAGAACTGCTTCTGCGCGTCGTCGATGTACCGGTAGACTAGGGTGTCTGACCACAGGTACGGCTCCGCAAGGTCAGAGACCTCTTCACGGAAGACGGCGAGCAGTTCTGTCGTATTCATTACGCAGCCTTGTCAGCCTGGAACTTCTGCCAGAGCACATCGCGCTCTTTGCCGTCGATGTCCCAGCCCAGCTCTTTGGACAGGACAGCAGCGTGCGGGGCGCCAGTGCCAGCGAAGTCGGTGCGCTTGCCGCGCAGGATGAGCTTCTCGAAGACCGCGAACACGGCCTCTTGGCGCTCAGCGGGCACGACGGGTTCTTTGACGCCGCCGGTTTCTTCGGGCTCAGGGATTTCCTCGGCCGGCACGATGCCCACGGCGATCAGCTCGGCGTGCATCTGGGGCGGGGCGTAGGTGGGCTCGCCCTTCTTGAAGGCAACAGAGCGACCGGAGATTGAGGCAACAGTCATGTTGCGGGGTGCGATGTAATTCATGGTAGGTGCGTGGGTTGGGTGGATGAACAGGGCAGAGCTCTTGTGGAGCCCTGCCCTACCGGTTCAGCGATTAGCTGATCTGGATCTCGCTGGTGCGGCCGGCGATCACGTAAGTGATACGCACAGTGACCTTGCCGGCAGTGGCATCAGCCACAGTCGGGGTCACGGTCAGACGCAGGTTTTCACCCGAGCCGACGTAGCCGGTGGGCACCAGATTGGTGAGCGCGGCGGCGGTCTTGTCGGTGGTACCGAGGTAGCGCACGTCAGAGCCTGAGTCACCGAGCTTCACGTTGTAGGCGGTGGAGCCCACGATGGCGGTGTCGGTCACCACGTGACCGCTGAGCACCACGGCGCCAGGGGGCAACGGGATGACCTCGAACACGTGAGCAGCCACCGTGGCGAAGTTGTCGGCGCCGCCGGCAACGTTCGTCATGGTGTCACCGATGGTGAAGCTGAATTCGGCGGTCAGCGGGTACTGGGCCGTGCGGGATTTGATCTTTGCAGTCATGATGTGGTTCCTAAGGTGAAGGTTGTCGTGGTGTGGCCGAACTTAGAGGTTCGACCACAGTCCAGTTTTACTGGGCCACGTAGCAAGACACCACGCCGAAGTCTTCGACAGCGTTGCCTTCGTAGATGTTGCCGAACTTGGGTTTCAGGAAGCCCAGGATCTTGCCGATGGCAATGGCCTGAGAGTTCTTGAAGTCGAAGTCTTCTTCGTTCCACTCGGGAGCGCCCAGGTCGGCCATGCCGAGAGCCTGTGCGCCGCAGAACAGCACCTGGCAACCGTCAACGGTGCCGCCTGCGCCGTACTTACCGGCTGCGAGGCCGGAAGTGTTGGGCACGTGACGGAACTCGTGCAGGTAGATGCCGTCGATCTTCACTGCATCACCGCTGAACAGCTTGTCGTTGACGCCAGAGTTCTGGCTGTAACGCAGGTTGGCGTTGTAGTCAGGATCTTGCTTCAGCTTGGCCATGGCCTGAGGTGTCAGGAAGGCGTGGAACGTCTCCTGGCCGCCTTCACCGCCGACGCCACGGATGTAGCGGTCCTTGCAGTAGGCCTTGAGCTGAACGAACATCTTCCAGCCTGGGAAGTCGGCAGCGGTCACGTCGGCAGAGGTGTTGGTACCGGTCAGGCTGGTGTGCAGCACACCAGTCGTTGCGTTCCAGCGCGTCATGCGGCGGGTGGATGGTGCGCTCACATCAGCAGCGAACTCCAGGTACTGGAGGTCAGAGCCGACACGGGTCGCGCCGTTGGGCTTGAACTGGAAGCCGATGCCAGCCAGCGTCTGGAACGCCATCTGGTCGATACGGTCTGCCAGCCAGTAGCTCAGCACGTTCTTGGAGTTGTCGCGGAAGCCGACGATCGACTTTTGGTCGGCCATCTTACCTTCGTGACGGTTGGCGTGACGCAGCTGGTCAATGCGGATGACCTGCTCGAACGTCTGCATGCCCTCTTCGTTACCGACCAGGGTGCGGTCGCCTGCCACACCGTCGCCCTGCAAGTCGGCCAGCAAGGTGATCACCGCACGGGCGCCCTTTTCCGAAGACTTGAGAGAGGTGATGTGCTGGATCATGGCGTTGGTGCCAGAACCCAGAAACTTGTTGATGAAGGACTGGTTGCGAGCATTTTTCCATAAATCCATACTCCAGATGGTTTTCTGCTCGTTGGTCAAGAGACCAAAGTTGGTTAATGCCATGATGGGCATCCTTTCTTACAAAGACATTTACAAATTGCTCTTTCGAGCCTCTTGCCGCATGTCGTTGCAGCCAACGAAGATTTCAAAAGCGTGTCGTGCTTTTAGGCGTGATCTGATTCTACATCTAATTTAGATATTAGATGTCAAGTGAGCAATTCGCGCGGTATCGGTTGAAATTTATGCAGCTCGGCCTTGGTGGCCAGATACGCTGCCTGTGCGAGTTCTTTGGTCGCAAAGTACCCCGCGTGGCGCTCCACGCCGTCCACTGCCACCTTCGCCCTCCATCTTTTTCCGACCGGCCATACGCCGGTGAATCCACTCGTGTTGTCGTTGCGCTTGGCGGCGTTCTGACAGTTCTCAGATCGGGTCGCCTCACGCAGGTTCGCCAGGCGGTTGTTCGTTCTGACGCCGTCCCTGTGGTCCAAGTCCGCTGGAGGGAACGCACCGTGGACGTACAGCCAGGCAAGCCGGTGGTGCTGGTAGTTCTTGCCGTCGACCATGGACGACCAGTAGCCTGAGTTGCTCACTGAGCCCACAACAGCGCCTACTGGCTTGCGGCCCTTACCGCTCTTTAGGTTGGTAAAGTCACCCGTCAGCGGGTCGTAGGAAAGCAGTTCTTTGAGTCGGGTTTGGGTCAGCATGGCGCACCTATCATGTGGCTATCAGGAAGAAGGTAGGCGGCGTTGATAAGACGCTTTTCGAGCTGCAGGCTCTAGCCTAGCCATATTCTAACTTAGATGTTAGACGTCAACTGTATTTCTGTATTTATTTAGGCCAAGCCTCTACAAGGGTCCGGATGTCTGAAACATGGCCCTGAGCCTTGCCTGCCAGCTCTGTATATCGGTCTGCGCAGACAGCAAGTAGCTCACCGCTGGTTCGGGCTGCGATGGCACAGGCATCAATACTTGTGGCGGAGGCTCGCATGGCAACGTCGATTTCGTCGCGCAGCCCTGAAGCAGTACCACGAGCAGAATCAAGCTCACGGCGAAGCACAGATACGCGATTCGTCGCATTATTCTGAGCCACGATGACTGCCGTTGAAGCTCGGTCAGCAACGATCCTGGCGGCGCGTTGGATTTCGATTCGTTCATTGGTGTGCTCCAGTTTCAGTTTGGTGATCTGATGCGCCTGCAACTGCCATGCCGCGCCGAAGCCTGCGGCCGCAGACAACACGACGATGGCGAGGGTGGTTTTCATGCAAGTGACCTCAAGCAGATTTCCTGCTCACGGGCACGGCGTGTGGTCAAGCCTGGCAGCGGCACCATGAAACCCATGACCTTGGCCTTGTTCCAGCGCGGTAGCTGGTTACATGCCCCCTCGATGTCTCCGGCGTACAGCAGGCGCGCAGCCGTGGACTTATCTGCGTCGCAAGCGATCTTGGGTCCGATGTTGTAGGCCGCGTCGGCAAACGCCGCCAGCGCACCCACCGGCAGGTTCGGGTGGCACCTGTCCACGATACGCACCGCAAAGGCCATCTCATTGGACAACAGCGCCATACACTGATCCAACGTCTTGCGGTCGCCCATCTTGACGCCGGCGGTGGAGCCGTAGCAGATCGTGGTGATACCTGCTGGGTCTTTGTAGGCCACGGTGCGCAACCCCTCTGCCGGGACTGCAATCGAAGCTGCAATCACCAGCGCCAAAGCACGTTTATCAGAAGCCATGTTCAGTCCTCCAGTTTTCCCACCAGTACAGGGCGACGACCCAGGCCATCATGGCCGGCCCCCGTGCTTGAGGGCGTAGTAGAACGCGATCAGTGGTGCGCCTATGGCGGCAGCCCACTTGACCACGCTGCCAATCCAGCCCACAACCTTGAAGAAGCCTTTACCCGCGTGTAGGATGTCGAGCACCTCCCTGGTATCGGCCGAGTTGCCGTCAATCTTGTCCTCCAGCCGCCGCATACGCTCTGTGCCGGCTGCAAACCGGGCCTCAAGCTCTTCCATGGCCGGACATACGTGAGGGCCGCTGTCAGTGGCTCGTCTCTTCAGGGGGGCTGACTCGGTCATGACGCGCTTTCGTTTGGTGCGCCCGAAGGCGCGGGGGTTTAAATCTCGTCGCCGCGCGCCTTCGCCAGAGCGGCTTCGCTCAACTTGGCGAACTCGGACTGGCTCAGCTTGATGATGGCCTCGGCGCTCTCGGCGCCACCGCCCGCCTTGTCGCTGTCCAGCCCGGTGTTGTTCAGGGCGGGCGGCGTCTTGGCGATGGCTTTTGTGGTCTTGTCAGCGGCGGCCGCTTTGCGCTCGGCGGTGGCGTCCACACGCGGCGTGACTGTGGTGGCGTTCTTCTGTTTGGTGGTCTCAGCGCCCAGGATCGTCTCGACGGCGTCCTGCAGCGCGGCGGCCGGCGTCATGCCGTCCACCTGGTTGGCCCGCGACAGGCGCACGACGCGGGTCTCGACGGCCTCATTGAAGTCCTCGTGGTCCGGGTTCAGCACCGGGTAGGCAGCCTCGACACGGCTCAGCACGGTCTGGTAGCGCGCGGTCTCGTTGGCCTGCAGCGTGGCGGCCTGGATCTTCAGGTCGGCCTTGACCTCAGCCATCTGGCGCTCGGCAGCGCGAATCTGGGCCATCACGGCGGCGGCCTTCTTGATCTCGCCGTCGGTCAGCAGCGTGGCGTATTCGTCTTCGAGCTTGGCGATGTTGGCGTCCACAGCGTCGAAGTCCGTGGCGGCCTTCTCACGGCTGCCGTCCACCTGGCTGCGCTTCTTGAGCTCGGCGACCTCGGCAGCCAGGGCAGCGGTCTTGGCGCGCTCCTTCTCAAGGATTTCCTTGTGGCGCGCCGCCGGGATGCGCTGGTCTTTCTTGGTGTCGTCGGGTTCGGGCTCGCCCTCGGCGGCCGGGTCGGCTTCACCTGCCTTTAGCTCTTCTTCGAGCTTCTTGACCGCCGGGTCGGCGGCAACGTCCTTGGGGTCCGGGGCCTCCGGGACGACGGGCTCAAGGGTGTCGCCGCGGTCAACCGGGCCGGAGCCGCTGGCCTCGTCGGGGGCTTGCAGGCGGAAGAATTTAAGTTTCATGTCAGTGCTTTCAGGTTAGTTGGAAGCGGCTCTGGCTTGCCCGGTCTGGTAGGGCATCCATTCGCAGTACATGCCGCCGGGCTGGTTGTCGCCTTCCTGGCGCAGCGTGACGGAGCGCACAGCGTGTGTCTCACCACCGTGGTCGACGACGAGCAGGTTGACCATGCGGTCACCCCAGACACAGACGATGGTGGCGTCGAACGGCTGGTCAGGGATGAAGTGGTTGACTGCCTTGCCGTTCAAGGTAGACACGGCGGCTGGCCGGAACCAGACCTTGCGGCCGATGGTGGGTTTGATCATGCTGGCTCTCCTCGCAGCGCGTGGACGATGGCGCGGAAGATGAAGTCTTTGGCCTGCTGGGCGACGGGCAGCTCGGCGAACGGCACGAGGCACGGGTGCTTCTTGTTTTCCGGGTCCTTGAAGGCGCCGTAGGACCAGCCCTCGTCGAGCTTCTGGTTCATCCAGCTGATGTGGCTGGCCTCGGGGCCGAAGTTGCCCATGGTGTGCAGGTCGACGCCCATGCGGGCGGACTCACGCTGCCACTGTGGGGCGTCTTCCCAGGTGGGCTGGGACATGTCGCCCTGCGACTCACAGTAGGCTTTGTTGACCTCGTGGCAGACACGAGCGATGTTTTCGTGGTTC